CGGAGGCTTAGCTCAGCTGGTTAGAGCGCCTGCTTCACACGCAGGAGGTCACTGGTTCGAGTCCAGCAGTCTCCACCAAGAAAAACCTCGTAACTATGCGGGTTACGAGGTTTTTTCATTTTCTGACTTTTTGGCATTTGTTAGTAACGTGTTAGTAACCGCGTTTATCAGCGTTTCCGGGTCAAGGTGCGTGTAGACGTTGGCGGTGGTGGAATAATTGGCATGACCGAGGACTTTTTGAAGAATTTCAGGGGCAAGACCTTCCTTAACTGCGCGGGTGGCGTAAGTGTGCCGCGTGGCATGGGGGGTCTTTTTTGCTATCTTGAGCTTTTCCAGCAGGGGGTAGTAGTCACGGCGGCGGAAGTTGGCCGCAACCTTCTGACCTTCGTAGCCGGACAGAAGCAGACCGCCCTCAGCCTTCTGGGCGAAGTATTCAAAGTAAGCTTTGCCCTCCGGCCGGATGGGGATAATGCGGTTTTTGCCCGCTTCCGTTTTCTCACCGCCCACCACATAATCCTTGTGGTAGTCCTTGAGCGGCAGGCTGAACAACTCGCCGATGCGCATGCCGGTGGCGAGGAGCATGAGGACGATCTTGGCGGCGTCGCTGCCGTCCTTCTCCAGCTTTTTGATCTCGGCGGCGGTGAAAATCTCTTTTTCCTTTTTGACGTTCTCCGGCAGCTTCACAAACCGGGCGAAGTTGTTGGTGCAGATTTCTTCGCGCACGGCCCATGTGGACATTTGGGTGATGAGCTGCTTGTATTTGTTTACCGTGGAATGGCTCTTATCCATGTACCTGTCAAGGACGGCCTGGAAGTCTGCGGTGCGGAGGCTGCGGAACTTCCGGCCGTGCAGCGGCTCGAATACATCATAGGCACGGTCATAGGATTCGACGCCCTTTTCGCCGATCTCGCGGTAATGCTCAACCTTCCACTCCTCAAAGACTTCCTTGAAGGTCATATTATACCGTTCGGTAAGGCTTTTGCCGGAGAGCTTTTCCAGTGCCGCCAGCGCGTCGGTTTTCTTTTCGTAGCAGCCAATGATAACACGATTCTTGGAGGCTGCCCACGGCCTTTTGCGGCGGCCTGAAAGCTTATAGACACTTCCGGCACCGTTGGGACGCTTCAATGCCCTGCGCGGCTCCTGCGCCTGCTTTTTCCCGCACCACGGACAAAAAACAGACGAATCCGGCATTTCGTGTTTGCATGATTTGCAAAGCATTTGACATTCCTTTCCGGGTATGCTACCATAAAAGGGTAGACTACTCCCTGTGGTAAGGCGGATATGTTCTACACGACTGCTCCGGTCTCGCACACCGGGGCAGTCTTTTTTTGTTTTATGATACTATTCGGGCGTAGAAGAAAGAAGCTCCTCCATGTTTTTAAGAAGCTCTTTCGCCAGATTACCGGTTAAAATAACGGAAGAAACGACCTCTTCTTGTGTCTCCGTGATACTATTATCCCCGCGGCTGAAAACAGGAGAAGATTGTGTAAAATGAAGAAGAACCTCGCTCTGGTCATTCTTGACAGAGATCTGGAATCCGTTTGCATAAGCGTACATATTGAACCTCCTTACATTTCCTTCAACTCTGTGGATTGATATACAGGCGGTGTTGTTGCTCTGGTATGCCATTTTCCGGGGAAAGTTACTGTTGTCGCCTGCGACTGAATATGGGCGGGTGTATGGGGAACGATAGGAGACTGGAGCGACAGGCCCAATTTTGACGCGATTTTCACCAGAGATTGAAGCGTAAAGTTACACTCACCCTTTTCCCACTTAGAAACCATGCTTTGAGAAACTTCCATAAATTCGGCGAACTGCTTTTGCGTCATACCTCGTTCGATACGTTGAGTGATGATTTCACCGCAAATAATTGCTTCTAAACTAGCCAGTGTGGCTTCCTCTGCGGAGAGTGAGGCGGAAAGCCCCACCAACAGATCGTTCATACCTTGAGACATCTTAAAACTCCTCCTTAAACCGTTGCAACCGCGAAAGCGCTGGATCAATATACGGGGTGTAATCCGTTTTGCGCTTACCTTCCCGCTCATAGAAGGCAAGAAGCAAAACCGGCTTGCGGTTTGGGAGAAACGAATACAAAATGCGAATGTTAAAGCCTTTCCCCGCTAAGTGCATACTGTATAAGCCGCTTTTGATCGGCTCGAACTCCTTGTGTTGTGTCGCACTAACACCGAGAGCTAACAGTATGCGCAGGCGCAGCAAAATAAGCCTGAACACAGCATCTTCGACACCGGATTCAGCAATTAAAGCCAGCAGTTCCGGCAATAATTCCTCAGAGGCATCGATGGATGCAAAATAGTCCTGAAGATAGCTCAATACTTCATCTTTGTTCATTCGGTTCTCCTTTACAATATAGTATTACCTATAAGTAATACTATATTCGCATAATATTACCTGACGGCACAAAAGTCAATCCGGTTTTATGATATTTGTACAAAATAACGAAACGATATGCCGCTATTCCGTTATTTGTTTGCGTTTTTTGAAGGTTCTGCCGGAATTTAGCTAAGGTAAATAGTCCTGAAAGAGAAAGTTCGCATCGACCCGGAGGGCACCGAACAGGGCGCACAGCACCTGCGGCTTTGGGAAGCTGATGCCGTTTTCATAGTTGGTGATGGCGCTGGGGGTTACGCCCACCAATGTGGCCAACTCCTTGCAGGACATGCCACGCTTTTTCCGGGCTTGTTTGATGCGGTTGCCGATACTCATAATGACCGTCCTCCTATGCCATAGATGTAAAGATGTGGCTGAGTATAAATGTAAAGGCAGACGGGAAAAGCAGTGCGGTGAAAACCCAAATCAGTGCAGTGAAAAGCACAGCGGTCTTTCTGGCATTACGCAGTTTTTCTGCTGCGTCATAGACAGAGAGTGTCGCGTTGTATTTTAGGGCTGTATAGTATTCGACGGAGTTTTTTTCAGCGTTCCTCGTATTTGAGGAAGTGAGTGTGAGCTGCTGGCAGGCACCGAATTTTTTGAAAAGAATGATGGAAACGATCAGCAAAGCCAATGCAATCAGGAAGAGAACGGTGCCAAAGCCATTGCCGAACTTGTTGGTTTGAAATTGAATAAACAGGCCGACGATGAAAACAATTAGGCCACAGTTAGAAAGAGAGGTTGCGTCGGATTTCGTATATTCAGCTCGTGCGGTGTAATAGGCACATTGGGCGGCAAAATACTCCGCAGCGTATGATCCCGCTTGTGCCATATCCCGGTCGCTGTAATTGTGCTGGTACGGGAGTTGAAGCGGTGCATCCGGATTTAGCTCATGTTCTAAGCCAGGTATTCTGTCACAGGTGAAGAAACTTGAGAAAGTTCCTTCGCGCTCCTCGCCATCCCAATATTTGATCTTAAATGTGGGGTGTGCCTTTGCGTAAAAGAATCCCACCAGAACAGAGGCGGCGCAACAGATTAAAAGCAGCATCCAATTTGGCATAGTGTTTTCCTCCTTACACCGGGATGGGGAAGCGGCGCTTGGTGATAACACGACCCTGACAGATCAGGGTGCGGTTGCTGCTGGGGCCGAGGATCACATCAGCGTCGGAACGCTTCCGGTTGAGAGAGAACAGGTACACCATACCCAGCGGGTCACGGTAATACTGCTTGCAGACGGTGCCGCTATCCACGCAGAAAATACCAATGTCGCCGTTGACCATAGCGTCGTGGTTGACAAAGACGATGGAGCCATCCGGGAAATACGGTTCCATGGAATCGCCCTGAAGGCGGACGGCAAAAGCAGCGCCCTGGGGATCGTCCGGTTTGAGGGTGTACGGCTCAAAATCCACACCCATGGTAGGGACAGCGATACCGGCGGCGGCAGGCTCCGCGTAGAGGTTGATGACCTTCGGTTCATCCTCCAGCATGGCACCGTTCATAAAGCGGGCTTCGTCCTCCATGCGGGCCAGCTCCGTATCGGTCAGGTCGCGCACGGCCTGACGGCCCCAGTTGTCCAATTTATCATAATCCCGCGCCATGCGCATAGCCTCGTCCGACACGGACGGGGCTTTTTTTGTTTTAGAAAAGCCGGTATTGAGAAGATCGTCGCCAGTGACGCCAAGTGCATCCGACAATAGCTTGATTTTCTCAACGTCTGGCTCACGATAGCCGAGTTCATAACCCGTGATGGTGGTCTTAGATACACCGATAGCCTTTGCAAGGGCTTCTTGTGTCAGGCCCTTAGCTTTTCGGTAAGTTCTGACGCGATCTCCAAGTGTCATGTTTATCACCTCTTGCTTGCATTATATTTGCTTATCCTCGGCTTGTCAATAAAAAGTTCACACCATGCAAACTTTTTGCGCAAAAGTACTTGACAAGTTTGCGTAACGAGAATATTATAAAAACGAAGATTGCGAAACGCAAACTTATGGGATGGGAGGTGAGAAAATGTTTCCCAATCTTTTGGGGCAAAAAGCTGCTCGACATCTGACGGACGAGGATATGGCGGCCATTATCGGTATTAGCCGGACTGCCTATCAGGCCAAAAAGAAAAGCGGTCGTTTTACCGCTGAAGAGTGTCACAAATTCTGTACTTATTTTGGCAAGAGCTTTGAATACCTCTTTGCTAAAGACGGAGACGATTACGCGAGTTGAGCGTAAAAAAACAGCCCGCGGACGGCGGGCAGGGAGGTGAGAGGAATGGGGATTGTAGGGCCGATGGGCGTATACGGGGCTGCGAATGACACAGACCTGACGCAGCACCTTGTTGCAGAACTGCGCAAGGCGATGGAAGCCAAGAGCGCAGCGCAGCGGGACGCGAACGGAAACAAATATGTGCCGGTGGACTATTTCGTGGTGTGGCAGACCGTGGAGCTGCTTGAGCGCCGTCTACTGCCGACCGACCAGCAGCCCGACAAGGGTATCACGGAGATCACTTGATACCTCCGCTGTATCGCAAATGAGGTGCAAGGCGGCATCCAGCGGCATTTCATCAGTAAGCTGCGGAAGCTGTAATGCGGCTTGCCATAGTTCCGGGTGATCTCGGAACAGAGGAAACAGTTCATTGGCGATGGCGCGGTTCATGCGGCGGTCATAACAGTCGACGCGCAAATGGGACAGGTTCTGCGCGACGAATTGGCGCAGGGGCTGCCCGTCAAGTTCCAGCCGGTCTTGCCGGGAGTTGGCGATGTAGTCAGGAAAAGAGGCGTATATGCCGCGACATGGCCACAGAGGGGCATCCTCCCGGTGTTCATAGACCCATGACAAAGCACACCATGACATGACCTCGCACAGCGTTTCCGACAGCCAACGATAGGCACTGCACACGGGCTTATGGATCACGAAGTGGCACAGCTCATGGGCGAACTGGTAGATATGCTGCTGGGGGTAATTCCCCTCGGTGGACAGGAAAATCAACTGGGCACCGGAAAAGCATTGCGGTGTTTCCGAAGAATTCAGAACAGTCAGGCGCGGGTATTGGCGGAGAATGTCTTTTCCGAAGATGTTTTCAAAGGCAAGGCAAACACCGCCCAGCGTGGCGGACATTGCGAAAGCACAATCGGGCGAAAATCCACCGGATTCTAATGATGCAGCAACAGCCCAGTTCTCATTTGGCGCATAGAAAATTGGATAAAAAATCACAAGAACACCGCCTTTCCTCTCAATTCTACCATGAAAGGACAGACGGCACAAGAAAAACCACCTTACCACAGGAAGGAGAAACCAATGATCGAGACATTAACACTGAATCAGACCGCCGCGTATCTGCGGCAGCATGGCCTGAGCATTTCCAATCCGGCGCTGGCCAACGGCATCCAGCAGGGGCAGTATCCGTTCGGCATCTGCATCGTCAGCGCGGAGGGCTGCCGGTCGTTCCAGATTTTCAAGACGCTGCTGGACAAATGGATCGCAGAAAGGACGGTGTGCGCATGATCGCCTACATCATGATCTATATCGGGGCGCTGACCGTGGCCGTGAAGTTCATGCACCTGATCGACCGGCTGGAAGGGCGGCGGTGATGAACAGTGGAGACATATCTTGAATTTCTCCGCTCCAAGATCGTGCTGGCCAGTGAGACAGGCTTTACGCTGCCGCCGGAGGAGATCAACCCGGCGCTGAAGCCGCACCAGCGGGACGCTGTTTTATGGGCGCTGCGGGGCGGCAGGCGGGCGCTGTTTGAGAGCTTCGGCCTCGGCAAGACCGTGCAGGAGCTGGAGTTCTGCCATCAAGCGGTGCGCCACGAGGGCGGCAAAGCGCTGATCGTGCTGCCGCTGGGCGTCCGGCAGGAGTTCACGCGGGACGCGGTGGAGCTGCTGCATTACGCGGCGCCGGAGTACATCACCACCATGGCGGAAGCGGACAGCGCCGCCGGAGATATCTTAATGACCAACTATGAGCGGGTACGGGACGGGGACATAGATCCCACGCGGTTCACGGCCGTGGCGCTGGATGAAGCGTCTGTGCTGCGTTCCTTTGGCAGCAAGACCTACCAGACGTTTCTGCCGAAATTTCAGGGCGTGAAGTACAAGCTGGTTTCCACGGCGACACCATCGCCCAACCGGTACAAGGAGCTGATCCACTACGCCGGGTATCTGGAGATCATGGACACGGGACAGGCCCTGACACGGTTTTTCCAGCGGGACAGCACCAAGGCCAACAACCTGACGCTGTACCCCCACAAGGAAGATGAATTCTGGCTGTGGGTGTCCAGCTGGGCGTTGTTTATCGGGAAGCCCTCTGACCTTGGCTATGACGACACCGGCTATGCACTGCCGCCGCTGGATGTGCGGACGCATATCGTGCGGGGCCGGTACGGCGAGGACGCTGACCGGGACGGCCAATTCAAGCTGATGCACGACGCGGCGGTATCGCTGGCGGAAGCGTCACGGGAGAAGCGGGAGAGCATTGACGAGCGCGTGGCCGCGGCGAAAGAGATCGTGGACAGTGACCCGGAAGCCCACTTTATCCTGTGGCACGATCTGGAGGCGGAGCGGCACGCCATCTGTAAGGCCCTGCCGGATACTGTAGATATCTACGGCAGCATGGACTATGCCGAACGGGAGAAGCGGGTGATCGACTTCTCGGAGGGCCGCTGCCGGCTGTTTGCCACCAAAAAGAGCCTGAGCGGCAGCGGGTGCAACTTCCAACGCCATTGCCACAGGGCGATTTTCGTCGGTATCGACTATGAATTTAACGATTTCATTCAGGCGGTACACCGCATTTACCGTTTCCTCCAGACGGAGCAGGTGGTGATCGACATTATTTACACGGCGGCGGAAGATCCCATTTACCGTGTGCTGATGGAGAAATGGAAGCAGCACGAGTACCTGCAAGGCAAGATGCGGGAGATCGTGCAGAAATACGGCTTGAGCGGTTCCGCCCAAACGGAGCGCATGGCCAGAAGCATAGGAGTGGATCGCGTGGAAGTGAAAGGCAAAAATTACACGCTGGTGAATAACGACTGCGTGGAGGAAACGGCAAGGATGGCCGAAAACAGCGTGGACATGATTCTGACCTCCATCCCATTTTCCAACCATTACGAATACACCCCCAGCTATAACGACTTCGGCCACAACGAGGATACCCGCCGGTTCTTTGAGCAGATGGACTATCTCAGTCCTAACCTGCTGCGGGTGCTGAAGCCGGGGCGCGTGTTCTGCTGCCACGTCAAGGATCGGGTGCTGTTCGGCAATGCCACCGGCATGGGAATGCCCACCATGGAGCCGTTCCACGCCATGTGCATCCGGCACTATATGCAGCACGGCTTTGCCTACTTCGGCATGATTACGGTGGTCACGGATGTGGTGCGGGAGAACAACCAGACGTACCGGCTGGGCTGGACAGAGCAGTGCAAGGACGGTTCCAAGATGGGCGTCGGCTGTCCGGAGTACATTCTTTTATTCCGGAAGCTGCCCACCGACCGGAGCAAAGCCTACGCCGACGAGCCGGTACATAAGACAAAAGAGGAATACACCCGCGCCCAGTGGCAGATAGACGCTCACGGGTATTGGCGCTCCTCCGGCGACCGGCTGGTGACGAAAGAGGAGATCATGGCCATGGACACCGGCAAGATCCAGGCGGCCTACCGCAAGTACAGTCGCGGCACAGTATATGACTACGCCGAACACGTCCGCATGGCAAAGGAGCTGGACGAAAACGGGAAGCTGCCCGCCACATTCATGGTGGTGGCACCCGGAAGCTGGACGGATGAGGTGTGGGACGATATCAACCGAATGCGCACCCTGAATACCACCCAGAGCCAGCGCCGCCAGCAGCTCCACGTCTGCCCTCTCCAGTTGGATATTGTAGACCGCTGCATCAACCGGTACAGCAACCCCGGCGACCTTGTGTATGATCCCTTCGGCGGGATCGGCACGGTGCCGCTGGAGGCGGTCAAGGCGGGGCGAAAGGGTCTTGCCTGTGAACTGAACAACGGCTATTTCCGGGACGCTGTGGGCTACCTGCAGGAGTTCGAGCGGGAGGACATGAACATTTCCCTGTTCGACCTGATGGGGGAGGTGTCGGGATGAGTGTAAAGCGAAAGGTCGTGGACAAGCGGCTGACGCTGTTCCGCACCTGCGGGATCTGCGGGAAGAGCTTCGTTACAACGGCGGATACGCCGTGGGTGCGTCAGGTGCCGCGAGACGGGAAACGGCAGGCCACCACCTACTACTGCTCCACAACCTGTTATCAGGCCAGCTACAAGTACAAGGGGTGGTATGACGGGAAAACCGAGGAGCGCCGCCGGGAGCGGGAGAAAAAGCGCCCTGACCGGTCGGCATATAACCGCCAATGGCGAGACAAAAACCGCGACCATGTACGGGAATACAACCGCGAGTATCAGCGCCAGTACCGGCTTACAGACCCGGAGGGCTACAAGGCGGACAGGCAGTACCAGTACAAAAAAGCCCGCCTGAAGGCGAAACAGGGGGTGGTGGTATGAGCGTGATGCTGGAGCACCAGATCGTGCCGCAAAGCCCCTGTACGCCGGACTGCCCGGACAGAAGCGGCGACTGCATGCTGCACTGCTCCCACGGGTACGCCGAGTATCGGGCGGCGCGGGATAAGGTGTATGCCGCACGGGCCGCAGCCGCCGAGGCTTCGCGGGACGCCAGCGCCGGAAAGCGGAAAGCCTCCGCGAAGAAGGCCCGCATGAAACACAGACACAAGAGATGATTTTGCGGGTAACGCCCGCTGAAAAGGAGGAATTATTTTGCAGATCGAAAACCGAGAAGAGGCCCAGCGGTCTATCTTGCAGATGTGCCGGGGCGCCTTTCAGGAGCGCGTGGACTACGAAATGCCGCACCTGATGGAAAACATCTTCGACCCCAACACAGCTGCCAAGGCAAAGCGCAAGGTGACCATCACGCTGGAGCTTTGCCCCGACGACACCCGCCAGAACATCGTGGTCAACTGTCTGGTCAAGACGACGCTGGCCCCGTCCAACCCCGCTACCACGATGCTGTACGCCGTGGACGAGCATACGGTGGTGGAGATGGTGCCGCAGATTCCCGGCCAGATTGCCGTTGACGGCAGCGAACAGGAAGCACCGGCCCGCTTGAAGCTGGTCAATTTTGAATAAAAAGGAGAAAGAATCATGTTGAAGGAAGCCATTGAGAAGATCGAGGAACTGGCAAAGCCGGAAATTTTTACGGAGGCATGCGGCAGGTCTTATGTGGTAGGTAAGGACGGCGAGACGCGGGAGATCATCCCGGAGGCGGTCTATCAGGATTGCCTGGCGCTGAACAGTCTGGACGCACTGGTGCAGATGGTCAGGACGGAGGGCGTCCGTGGTGATCGCAGTGCGGACAAGCTGTACCTGTCCGTGAAGGATCACATGACCGTGGCCTGCTTCGGCCATCCGCAGAAGGATTTGCGGGAGGCGCGTATTTTCTACTACGAGGCACAGGCGAAGGACGTTCCCGGCTGGGACGGCGAGGTGAAGATGGCCTTTGACAAGGCGGCTGTGGCCTTGCAGACCCGTTTTCAGGATGGCGGAGACCGTGATTACACCCTGACGCTGCTGAGCCAGATCACTTGCGGCGCGAAAGTCACATACAACGACATTGGCGTGGCGACGACAGTGGTCACACAGAAGGGCGTTTCGCTCCAGCAGAACAGCACCATCCGCCCGCTGGTGAAGCTGCGGCCTTACCGTACCTTCCAAGAGGTGGAACAACCGGAGGGCCTGTTCCTGATCCGCATTGACGAGCGGGGCATTACCTTCACGGAGGCGGACGGCGGCATGTGGAAGCTGGCAGCCCGCAAGACCATCAAGGCATATCTGGAGGAAGCGCTGAAGGACATGATCGACGATGGCCGTGTGGTCGTGATGATGTAAGTAAAAAAAGCCCCGGCGGAGCTGGCACTCCGTCGGGGCGGGCAAAACCCTTGAAAAAGATTTTACAGGAACAGTTTACCGCCCTTTGGGGCGGATGTCAAGAAAAGAGGTTTGAAATGGCACAAATTAAGATAGACCCGGACGCATTGCGCGAATGGGAGGAATCCAGGCCGGAGAGCCGGAAGGAACTGGCAGAATCCATTGGGCGCACGACCAGCGTGTTTAGTAACGCCTACGCCCGTGGCGAAATGAGTGAGGTTGTCCTTTCGTTTTTGCGTAAGACCTACGGCTTGCCGGAAGATGCTTTCCTTCCTAAGGAAAAGACGGCTGTCGTTCTGGGGGGGGCATCAACCTACCATCTGACATTATCGGTGCATCCGGACAGGCTTCGGCTGGGCGTCTCCTTTGGCGAGGAGGAGATGGTGTACGCCTGGGCAAAGATCTTCGGCGACACGGAGCTGGATCTTATCAAGTCCATCAGCTATGCGGCGCATATGTGCTATAAGTTCGTGGAACAAAAGACGCTGAACGGATAGGAGGATCACATGTACCGATGCAATGAGACCGGGCGGGAGTTTGAGGAACCCCGGTACGATCCCGACTTCTGGAACAAAGGCGACGGGGCGAAGGTGTGTCCCTGCTGCGGCGACACCGACTATGACGAGGTGTTTGAGTGCGATATCTGCTGCGCTCACGTGACGTGGGACGACGGGCATGTTGGAAGCAAGTATGGAAACAGCTTCCTGTGTCCTGCCTGCCGGAAGGTCGCCATCGTCAACCTGTTTGAAAAAGGCGCTCAGGAGTTGGGCGACACGGAAGAAGCTTGGCTGGACGACGTACTGGACGGCGGCAGCTGGGCGGATTTGAAGAAACGTTATAAGGAGGCAAAGACAAATGGCACTGCTACCCTTTGAAGAACTGATTAAGGTCGATGTGAGACCCTTCTGCGAGACGCGGAAGGCCAAGGACGACAACGGAAACGTGGTGGATATCCCCTATCTGAACTGGGCCAAGTGTGTGAAGCTGCTGCACGAGAACGGCGCGAAGGACGTATGGTTTACACCCCGCGTCTGCCCGGAGACAAAGACCTATCTGTGGCCGCAGGCGGACGTGACCACCCGGAAGGGCTACAAGACGCAGTGCTGGTTCGTCAGCGTGGAAATCCACATCGACGAGCTGGTGTTCAACATGGACACGCCGCTGCTGAACGGGGCGCTGGTGGTCTATGAGGACACGCTGAACCAGCTGCGTATTTCCAACGCGCAGGCCCGCGCCTTCGTGAAGGGCGTGGCGCTGCGGACGGGGCTGGGCTTCGACCTGTGGGCCGAGAGCGGCGACGGGGACGACGGCGAGGACGATCTGAGCCGCCACAGCATCTGGGCCATCCGGGAGCGGCTGGAGCGGGCCATTACCGCCAAGGAAAAGGCGGGGCTGGATCACAAAGACCTGCTGGCCGCCCTGCGGATCAACGACAAGCAGCTGAACCAGCTGATGGGCTACTTCGCCAAGCTGGACGGCCTTGAGAAAGCGGTGAGCAAGCTGTGATCCACGATCAGGACAGGAGCGGGTGGTTCGGGGCATCGGACACGGCCACCATCATGGGATCGTGGGAGACGGAGACGTTCCGGAAGTGGTGGGCGGTGAAACTGGGCATCCGGCAGGATCACTACACCAACGCCGCCATGCAGGCGGGCACGGCCTATGAACACAAGATTCTGGACGCGCTGGGGGTAAAGACCCGCGACCGCCAGATCAAGGTTTACGCCCTGCGGCTGCGGGTGAACTACGACGGGGACGACGCCCAGACCGTTACGGAGGTCAAGACCTACAGCAAGGCTCCCTTCAAGGTGAGCCGCGCCTACTGGATGCAGTGTCAGGTGGAGATGTTTGCCAGTGGGTGGGGCCTGCGGCGGCGGAAGATGTGCCGGATCGCGGCCTATCCGGTCGGCGAAGCGGAGAAGCAGAACTTCTTTTTGCCCGTCGACCCCGGCAGGATCAGCCTGTGGCCCATCGAGTACGATGAAACGTGGGTGGAGGAGAAGTACCTGCCCCGGCTGCGGTATCTGGCCACGTGCCTGAAAACAGGCCGGTGGCCCCGAAAGGAGGAAGCGCCATGCAGCAGGTGACGGTGGACGCCGCACGGTGGCTGCGGGACGGCGACGGGTCGTGGCTGGCCTTCCGGGTAGGCAGCGACAAGACGGCTATGGACGTGTGCGACAGCCTGAAAGCGGGAAAAGAGTACAGCCTGACGTTGAAGCGCAAGGGCCGCAGTCTGGACGCCAATGCCTATTTCTGGGTGCTGGTGAACCGGCTGGCGGACAAGCTGAAGATCGAGCCGGAGGGCATCTACCGGGCCTATATCCCGGATATCGGCGGCGGCTATGAGGTGGTGCCGGTGCGGGAGGATCGCATTGACGCATGGGAAAAAGTCTGGTGCAGCGGCCACATAGGCCGAATGATCGAGGACATGGGGCCGTGCCGGAATATCAAGGGCTATCACAATGTCCGGTCTTACCTATCTTCCAGCGATTACGACACGGCTCAGATGTCACAGCTCATTGTGTTGGTGGTGGCGGACTGCAAGGAGAACGGTATCGAGACCATGACGCCCAGAGAGCTGGATGCGCTGGTGTCCCGGTGGGGCGAGGTGAGCGTATGAGCACAGCAAAAATCTATACCGCCCACGGAAAGTCCCTGACCATGCGGCAATGGGCGAAGGAACTAAATCTGCCGCAAAAGACGCTGCGGAACCGGCTGGACAGGGGGTGGACGCCGGAAGCGACCTTCACACCGGGAAAGCAACTGCACCGGGGCGGCACAACAGGTTCGCGCCGCACTGACCACACAGGAGAGCGGCACGGGATGCTGGTGGTCGACCACTGCCTCGGATCGGGGCCGGATGGGCCGAAATGGCTCTGCGTGTGCGACTGCGGCAAGACGCGGGTGGTACTGGCGCGGAATCTGAGAGGCGCATACAGCTGCGGCTGTAAGGCGAGGAGAAAGGCAGACCGCCGCCCCGGCCATCCACAACCATGTTGGACGTGCCGGAACTACGCCGGAGGGTGCAGTTGGTCGCAGAAGTACCCGGAGCCTGTGAAGGGCTGGGACGCGACCCCCACCACGAAATATCAGGGGAATGCGGGCGAGGTCACATCTTTCGCCATCCATTACTGCCCAGAGTATGTACCTGACGGAACGGAGGTATTGGTGAATGGGTGAGAGACGGTGTTACTTCTGCCGCAAAAACGGCAGCGCCGACCCGCTGGAGCGGCACCATGTGTTTGGCGGGAACCACGCTGACCGGAAGAAAAGCGAGAAATACGGCGCTGTGGTAGACCTGTGCGGCAATGCGTGCCACCGGAACGGAGAACACGCCGTCCACCGGGACGGGGACGTGATGCGCCGCCTGCGCCGGGAGTTTCAAGTGAAGATCATGCAGGAACAGGGCTGGACGGAGGCGGAGTTTATCCGGGCGTTCGGCAAGAGCTACTTATAGGAGACCCTATGACACAGTGTGAGAAAATCCTGCGGTATATGCGGGATGTAGGCCCCATTACCCAGCTGGACGCGGCCAAGGAGTTTGGCTGTTACCGGCTGGGCGCAAGGATCTGGGATCTGAAGAAAGCGGGCCACGCCATCCGGAAGCGGACGGTGACAAACAAGAACCGATACGGCGAGAGCGTGAGCTTCGCCGAGTACAGACTGGAGGATAAGAAATGCTGAATAAGATTTTCATCATGGGACGCCTGACCCGTGATCCGGAGCTGCGGCGGACGCAGAACGGTACGGCGGTGGCCGGGTTCGCGCTGGCCGTTGACCGGGATTTTAAGAACGCCGACGGCACCAAAGAGACGGACTTCATCGAGGTGGTGGCATGGCGCAGCAGCGCCGAGTTCGTCAGCAAGTACTTCGCCAAGGGCCGTATGGCTATCGTGGAGGGCCGGTTGCAGATTCGTGACTGGACGGACAAGGACGGCAACAAGCGCCGCAATGCAGAGGTCGTGGCCGACAACGTGTACTTCGGCGACAGCAAGAAGGAGTACGGTGGCGACTATGGCGGCGCTCCTGTTGGCGGCTACAAGGCGGCAGGCAAGGCCGTGGACGTGGAGCCGGGCGAGGGAGAGTTTGCCGAGATCGAGGACGAAGAAGATTTGCCGTTTTGAGGTGAGAGTGGAAGGAAGAGGACAACACAGCGGGGCGTATCGTGGGCGCGAACCGTGACGGCTGGCCGGGATCGAGCCAGCGCACGACGGCGGCGCGGGCGAAAATCCCCCTTTGTCCCCCTATCTATCCCCCTATATCCCCCTTACACACCCACAACAAGAGAGATATTTCTTCTTGTGGGGGGTGTATAGAGGGCAGTACGGGAGAAGGAGAGAACATGACGAAAGAAGAATTTGAACAGGTTTTCACGGCGCTGGGGCTGTTCTGGCCGCGGGAAACCGTTTCGGACAGCCGGAAGGCGGCGTGGTGGCTGGCGCTGAAGCCGTACCCCTATCAGGGCGGCGTGCGGGAGAAGATCATTGCCTATGCCCGGTCGCCGAAAGGGAACTTTTTTCCGGATGTGGCGAACCTGACGGCAGGTCTGACGCCGGAGATCACGGAACCGGAGAAGTCCGGGCCGGACTGGATCGACGAGCTGCTGGAGAAACTGCCGCCCCACACGCCTGACCCCATTACCAGGTACGCTTCCAAGCATGGGATCACCTGGGGCGAGGCGAAAAAGGCGTTGGAGGGTCGGACATGAGCAGAGAATCATTCATCATCCGCTATCCGGACACCGACGCCGGAAAGAAGGCGTGGAACAAGGCATATGGGCTGAATGCTATCTATGCGGGAAAGCACTGGTCGAAGCGGCGGGACGACGCGAGACTGTGGCACACGCTGACGGTGAGGGCTCTCATCGCCGCCCACATTCGCAAGCGGCCTTTTGAAAGGCCTGTAGTACTGACCTTCCAGTGGAATGACAGGCTGGATTGCTCCAACCACGCTTACATGGCGAAGCTGATCGAGGACGGCATGAAGGGTATTTTGCTCCACGACGACAGCCGCCGGTGGGTGAAAGGCATTGAGCATTATTTCCACGACAAGCCCTACATACGTGTGACGATCACGGAGGTGGAGACGACGTGAAAAGTGGGATATGGAAAGTGGAGGTGGCGCGGCTGTGCTGGGCCTGCCAGATAGACATGATCCCCGAGTATATTATCCAGCCTACCCGCGAACAGCGGCGTGACCCGGTGAAGGATCGCTGGGAGAGCGGCGTATGTGAGCGCTGTGGACGGAAACAGAGCATGACAAAACTGCGCCGGTACACCATGAACCGGGCCGGGCTGGTGGCAAGGGGGCGAGAAAATGGGTAAGCAGCATCTATCCCGTGATGAGCGGCTGATTATGCAAGGCCGCTTGAAGGGAACGCAGGAAAACATGGACATGGTGGCGATGGTGCTGATGGACAAGTGCGGCTGGCACGTCTTTGAGGAGACATCGGACAGCCGGGACACCCACAGCATCGCGTATCTGTATGAGTGCTTGGAGAAGCTGGCAGAGGAGATAAACGAGGGCCGTATCAAGCGGAAGCACATCAAGGATGTGCTGAAGGACGAGTGCGGCGTGGTGTTTGGAGATTGACATATGATCTATACAAATTCCCCGATAGCGTTGCAGCTGGAGAAAGGATAAACGACATGAGCAAAGAAGAATACAGAAGCCGGGTCTATACAGACCGGCCGCCCTATGCGGATTTTGATGCACCGGCGAAGTTTCAGGCAATAGAGAGCATCATTGCAAAAAGACTGACACAGCATCCCAACGCCATCTGCTCTTATTCCGGTGGTGCGGACAGTGACATACTGCTGGATCTGATCGAGCGGACGCGGGAGAAATTCGGCCTGAAGCCCGTAAAATACGCTTTCTTCAATACCGGTCTTGAAATGAAAGCCACGAGAGACCATGTGAAGGCAACAGCGGCGAAATACGGGGTAGAGATCACAGAATACCGACCGAAGACCAACATTGTGCTGGCGTCGAGAAAATACGGCATTCCTTTTGTCTCAAAGATCATGTCCGCGGGATTGTCAGAGTGGCAAAAGAAGGGCGTTCCTTTGTCTGTGGCCGACGAATATGACGCTGCCGAGGATAAGGAGGCAAAACGTCAAGAACTGCGGGAGCGATACCCCAAGTGCGAAAGCGTTCTGAACTTCCTGTGCTGCTGCAATTCTAAGGGAGAGCCGAGGCCGAACATCCAACTGGTAATCAACTCTTCCAAGTACATGCGGGACTTTATCAACGAGTTTCCGCCGGGCTTTAAGATCAGCGCAAAATGCTGTGATTACTGCAAAAAGCAGGTGGCACATAACGTCCAGAAGGATTTCGACATGATTATCACAGGTGAGCGTAGAGATGAGGGCGGTATGCGTTCAGTTCCCAGAAAAGACAACACGGCCCTGTGTTTTACGGAAACCAGTTCCGGCCAGTATCGGCTCAGACCTTTGTACTATGTCTCCGATGCGGATAAAGCGTGGTATAAGGAGCACTATGGGGTACGGTATTCAGATGCCTATGAGGTCTACGGTCTAACGCGGACAGGGTGTTGCGGATGTCCAATTTCGTATAAGGCTGTGGCTGATTTAGAGCTGATTCGCCCGTATGAGCCAAATGTGGTGAAGGCTGCGTGGAACATCTTTGGAAAATCGTACCTGTATCGACAGAAATATAACGATTACAAAGAGATGCGGAAGAAGGATGAGACGCAGAAAAGAGCGAGTAGGTCGGAATTTGAAGGACAAATGAACATGTTTGGAAGGTGATGGCGATGAATGAACTGTGTGTATCTTGTCATTTCGCAAGGATGCGTGATGATATTTGCGGTATTTACTGCACCGGCGGATTTGTGGAAAGTGATGGTAAATGCAGGCATTACAAGGACTGTGAAGAAGAATTAGGAGAAACTGACATGACAAGAGATGAGATCGTGACCGCGCTGCGGTGCTGTGCAGAACCGGGGCGAGACTGCGAAGAAGATTGCCCAATGAACGAGATAAGCCGTGAACCGTGTCGTAAAGTATTGGCTCCGGCCGCCGCCGACCTGATCGAGAACCAGCAGCGGGAGATAGAAGCGCTGCGGTGGGCCAATGGGGGGGGTCTGGTGACAAAATCTGCCGTGCAGCGCTGGAGGCATTCGGGGAAAGGGCGCAGATGACAATGGCCATCGAGGAAATGAGCGAACTGGCAAAAGAACTCTGCAAGCGCTGTCGTGGCCGGGACAACGTGGAAGCCATTGCAGAGGAGGTCGCCGACGTGCAGATCATGCTTCAGCAGTTGGTGATGCTGTTCGACTGTGCGGGGCAGGTGGAAACATTCCGCCGGTACAAGCTGGAGCGGCTGGCGGAGCGGATTGAGGAGGTGAAGGGATGAGCAATAAACAGACCATCATGCAATTAGCCAACGAGGTTATCAGGTACCTAAACGCCTGTGCCGATGAGGCTTTTGTTGAAAGCGTTTTGGAGTGTATCAATGACGGCGTGGAGTTCGGCGAGGACGAGATTAGGGAGGTGGAGTGATGGCGAAGTACATTGACCAGTCTGTAGCGATTGCGCGGCTGACCCATATAGAAGTGACAAAGCCCACGGCTACCATGACGGATGCCAAGCGCGCACTGGCGGATATGTTTCCGGCTGACGTGGCGTCGGTGGTGCATGGTCGGTGGGTTCACCATGATGACGGCGTAGTTACTTGCAGTGAATGCGGAAACGCAGAATCCAGTGAAAGCTACTATTGCAGGTATTGCGGGGCGAAGATGGATCTGTAAGAAACCGGCACAAATGAAAATACGATGGGAAAAGGACACGCTTGACACCGAGGAATGAAAGGCAGGTGGGGCGCATATGGCGAGCGGAAGCTATCGGCAGGTGTATGTGGTGTGCCCCTACTATGTGACGGACAACGGCAGAGACAGGATCGTATGCGAGGGGCTGACCCCCGGCGGGCAGAACCAGACCTTTTACCAGAAGCGGCAGGACTACGCCTTGCAGATGGAGCTGTTCTGCTGCGGGGATTACTGGCGCTGCGAGATATGCGCCGCGCTGGATGCGAAGTATCGGGAAGATGAACCGTGAGACAAGAGGGGCTGCGGCCCCTCTTTTGTCGTATGCGGTGGTGGGATAGAAATTGCTGTTTGGGGTTTGGTAACATGGTATACAGGACGGCACAGGCGCTGCCGTAAAAAGCGCCTGACCGCTGTAGGGCGGGACAAAGCTGCCATATGGCAGATGGTGTGCGCGGGAAAACGCCGCGAGGGTAGGACGCGCCGACGGCAAACGTCAGCGGTGGGAGACGGGCGCGTTAAAACAGGATTTTGTATGGAGGGGTGGTGACGAGTGGCCAATGAGAAAAACCTTATTCCGCATCAGTTTACATCAGACCAAAACCGTGAAGAAGCCGCGAAAAACGGCAGGCTGGGCGGGAAAGCGTCCGGGGCTGCGCGGCGCCGAAAAAGAAGCCTGAAGGAAGCGGCTGACCTGTATCTGTCTCTCCCCGTGGAGGATAAGCGGCGCTGGAACAAACTGGCCCGCCGGTATCTGGACGCGGAGGAGATCGACAACCAGATGGCCATGATCGTGGCGCTGTGGGACGGGGCCATGTCCGGTGACGCGCGGTCGGCCAAGGTGCTGATCGACCTGATCGGCGCGGAGGGCGAGGAGCAGAGCGGCGGCGAGACGCTGGAGATCACGGGACTGCCGGAGGAGTACAAGCGATGATACTGGATATGTCTCAAGTCAGCGACAAGCAGGACGCTTTCCTGCGGGACGACCACCGGCATGTGGCCTATGGCGGGGCGCGAGGCGGCGGCAAGAGCTGGGCCGTGCGCACCAAGGCCAAAATACTGGCCTGCGAGTATCCCGGCATTAAGCTGCTGATCGTCCGTAAGACGTACCGGGAGCTGGCCAACAACCACATTGACGTGCTGCGCCCGGAGCTGCACGGCATTGCCAGATACAACAAGTCCGACAAGGTGTTCACCTTCCGCAACGGCTCCACGCTGGCCTTCGGCTACTGCGCCACGGACAGCGACCTAATGCAGTACCAGGGCGCGGAGTATGACGTGATCTTTCTGGACGAGGCGGGGCAGCTGCAAGAGGACTGGATCAAGAAGATCAACGCCTGTGTGCGCGGCACCAACGGCTTCCCCAAGCGCACCTACTACACGCTGAACCCCGGCGGGCCTGCCCACGGGTACTTCAAGCGCCTCTTTGTGGACAGACGCTTCGAGGACGGGGAAAGGCCGGAGAATTACAGCTTCATTCAGGCCCTTGTCACCGACAACAAGGCGCTGATGGCCACACAGCCGGACTACATCACAGAGCTGGAGAATCTGCCGCCCAAGCTGCGGGAAGCGTGGCTGTACGGCAGCTGGGATATCTTCGAGGGACAGTTTTTTGAGGACTTCCGGCCCGATCCGCCGGTCAAGCTGGCCAAGGACTTGGGCACCACGGTGGAGGAGCTGCGGAAGCAGCACAGATGGTGCCATGTGATAGAGCCCTTTGAGCCGCCCCGTGGGTGGAACATCATGCGCAGCTACGACTTCGGCTACGGCAAGCCCTTTTCCGTGGGCTACTGGGCCGTGGACTATGACGGCGTGCTGTACCGGATCATGGAGATGTACGGCTGCACCGCTACCCCCAACGAAGGCGTGAAGTGGTCGCCGGACGAGCAGTTCCGCCGCATGGCAGAGCTGGAGCGCAGTCACCCGTGGCTCAAGGGACGGGAGATCGTGGACAGTGTGGCAGACCCGGCCATCTGGGACGCTTCGCGGGGTGAGAGCATTGCCGAGACTGCCATGCGGTACGGTATCTACTTCTCCCCCGGCGACAACCAGCGTATTCCCGGCTGGATGCAGGTGCACTACCGGATGCAGTTCGACGAGAACGGCTATGCCCGGATGTATGTATTCAACTGCTGCAAGGCGTTCATCCGCACCATGCCGCTGATGATGTACTCCGAGACCAAGCCGGAGGATCTGGACACCGATCTGGAGGATCATGTGGCCGACGAGGTGCGGTATATGTGCATGTCCCGGCCCATCAAGCCGGTGGTGCCGGTGAAACCGAGGATCATACTCAGCGACCCGCTGGATATGTTCAAGAGGTGATAGGAGGAACATATGGAAGAAACCAAGACAATGGAAGCTCCGCAGGCGGCGGCCATCGGGGCAGAGCAGGTGAAGAAGCTAACGGCGGTCTTGCAGAAGTACAAGACCGGGAAGGTGCGGACGGAGCACCGCATCATCGCCAGCGAAAACTGGTGGAAGCTGCGCAACGACGCCGAGGAGGGCGGCGACAGTCTGACCATGGCCAAGGAGGGCTTTAAGAGCGCGTCGGGGTGGCTGCACAACGTGATCGTCAGCAAGCACGCCGACGCCATGGAGGCGTACCCCGAGCCCAACATCCTGCCACGCGAGGAGGACGACCGGGCCGAGGCTCACATCCTGACGGCCATCATCCCCTGTGTGCTGGAGCAGAACCAGTTTGAAAAGACGTATTCCGACGTGGCGTGGCAGAAGATCAAGAGCGGCACAGGCGTATACAAGGTGGTGTGGGACACCGGCAAGCTCAACGGGCTGGGCGATATCACCATCAGCAAGGTAAACCTGCTGACCCTGTACTGGGAGCCGGGCATCACCGACATCCAGCGCAGCCGCTATCTCTTCCATGTGGAGCTGATGGATAGGGATTTGCTGGAGGAGCAGTATCCGGCGCTGGAGGGCAAGCTGAAGGGTCAGAACTTCATGACCGCGAAGTTCCTCTATGACGACACGGTGTCTACCGACGGCAAGGTGCTGGTGGTGGAGTGCTACTACCACCGCTATGTGCAGGGCCGGAAAACGGTGCAGTACGTCAAGTACGTCAACGATCAGGTGATATTCGCCACGGAGAACGATCCGGCATTGGCACAGCGGGGCCTTTATGACCACGGGATGTACCCCTATGTGTTCGACGCGCTGTTTCCCATCGAGGGCAGCCCCTGTGGCTACGGCTTTGTGGATATCTGCCGCAATCCCCAGACATGCATCGACCTGCTGAACACCAGCTTTGTCAAGAACGCCATGGCGGGCGCTACGCCCCGGTACTTCAAGCGGCAGGACGGCGGCATCAATGAGACGGAGTTTCTTGACCTGACCAAGAGCATCGTCAACGTCAACGGCAATCTGGGCGAGGACAGCCTGCGGCAGATTCCGTTTCAGCCGTTGGACGGCGTGTACGTCAGCTACGCCTGCTATGCCTTCGGCAAGGATTCCTTCGGTATTATTGATCCCGACGGCGGCGGCGCGGAGATGATCGTTCACGACAAGAGCGAGATCGGCGGCCCGCTGAACCAGTTCAGCACCATCGGCTACAAGTTCGAGACCAACGGCGCCACGATGGCCGAACTGGAGCAGTGCGCGGCATTGTGGCAGAAAGCCTATGACGCGGCGGGAAAACAAGCCCAGAAAGCAAAAACCGCCGCCCGCGAGGGCGACGGTGAGGGACGGTATCAGATCAGGAACATCGACGGACGGCTTATGACCGTTATCGACACCCAGAATGATACGCGGGACTTTAAGGCAGCAGAGGCATATTTGAAAACGCTGGTAAACACAGACCATCCGTTTTCCACGATTCTGATGGACGCGCAGCCTGTATATGTCGGCAAGGATTTGCCGGGAGAATATCGCAGTTCGGAATATACAAAAAGTATGCTCTCGAAATTGCGTGATGTGAAAATGCAGGCGGCCACTAATCTGGACGAGATGCTATTGCTGGCCGAAAACGGTGAGTGGCGGGAAAATGTAAAGCCGAAGCATGCCAAGGACGCACGGAACGGCTGGTATCGGTATGATACAGAATTTGCTATTCCAATCCTGAACGCAAAAAAAGCCGTAGACCACTATACAGTCTACGGCGGAACGCTGCTGATCCGCAATGATGCGGATGGGAAATCTTATCTATATGATTTGCTGGATGTGCAAAAAAAGAAGGTAATCAGCGCAGCCTCCTTCTCTGCGGAAACGCATTCGGAGGTATTACCGCCAAAACCTTCTACTGATAGTATATCCACTTCCGATGAAAAAGTCAACGGGAAGTTTTCCCTGAAAGCCTATTCGGATGTTGAGAAAAAGCAGCATGTCAAGGACGCAAAAGCATTTTTCGGCAGAACATACAAGTGGGCTGAGACGGGGTACATCACCACAGACGGTGCGCGGCTGGACTTCTCCGGAAAACACGAGGGCGGCCCCGGCGGCTACCGCACCGTGGATCACCGCGACATTCGTGACGCGCTGGGCGACGACTACGGCGGGGACGATTACAGCGGCGCAATGGTGCAGTTCATGGGCGAGGGCAATATCCGTATCAGCCCGGAAAGCGGCGGTATCAACCTGTCTGTTATGCCCACAAAGGCACAGATGGACACTCTGTCCGATTTCATCAGCAAGGAACGCGGCGAGGTCGTTCTTGATCTGGACGATACGAATGGCGTCACCCTGTCCAGCACGGAATATCCCAGAGGTACCCACAGCAGCAAGGTGCTGAACGATATCAAGGCTTTCTTTGAGACGGGCGCTGTGCCGCAGGTGTCGGAGCTGGGCAGGTTCCGGTATCAGCTGAAGAATTTCAGCGAACAGGCGGTTTCTACGGCGCTGTACGATGCGTTGAGCGAAAAGGCCACCCGCCAGAACCAGCTGATCCCCGTCAGCGTTATGCCGCGCTATATCAGTGAGAAACTGGGAATCGGTGGCGACATTTATATCCAGCGTGACCACGCCTATGAAAACATGGTCAGCAAGGAGCAGGCCATTCAGGATGGCCGCCCGACGCAGCGCAAGGGCGAGAATGTCCATTTCCATGATTTGGGTGTGGAGAAAATGACGCGGGCCATTATGAGCATCAACGAGCCGACCATGACCATTTCCACAAAGACAAAAGACGGAAATCCGGCGGTCATTATGATGCTGCCGGAATATGGAAACAACAATGCACCGCTGTATGCCGTGCTGAGTTTCTATTCCCGAAAAACGATCTCCCCCGAAAACCGAGAAACACGGCCGCACGTTGTCCTGACCATCGCGGAGCGGAATTTCTTTGAAGAAGGCGGCCGATATGGCTGGGCCGATGTGATTAAGCGCGCCATCAACGAGGGAACGGTTATTGACTTCAACAAAAAAGAGAGAAGCAGCCTGTCAGAGGTAGCCCAGTCAGTAGGACTGGGGGACATAACAGATGCATCCCTCAAGAAGAATTTAGCACAGTTCCAGAAGGAAGTCAAGCAATTCAGAGAAAGTAACAATATTCGCTATCAGCTGAAATCCGCCACGGAGCTGGAGCAGGAAGTGCGGGAGCTGAAGAAGGAGCGGCGGGCGCTGGAGAACCGGAACAAGGTACTCACTGAGCGTGTGGCCAAGTGGCGCGGGGAGCTGCGGCGCACCGAGACGCCCAGCGTGCGCCCTGGCGACGTGAAGAAGCTGGGGCGGCAGTTCCTCAATGAGTACGGCAGCAGCACCGACTACCGCGCCATTGAGGGCGACATGACGGCGCTGGGCAACGCACTGATGGCCGACGACGTATCCATGGACACCCTGCGTCCCCATGCCCGTGCGGCGGCGGAGAAGATCATCGACGGGGTGCTGGTGCAGGCGGAAAGCGGCGGGGAGCTGTTGGCTATCCGCGACCACCTGAAAAACGTCACGCTGCGGTATACCGATGACGGCTCCATTCCGGATTTTAAGGACTGGCGCAGGGCCAACCGGAGGACGCTGAAGATCAGCGACAAGAGCGGCCTTGACGTGGATGTGGCGTACAGTGAGCTGACGGAGATGTTCGGCGAGGGCTATTTCCCCAGCACTATCATCCACCCCGGCGACCAGCTGCTGCGCATGAGCGAGGTGCTGGACAACGTGGGCCGCATTTATGAGAATCCTTTCGATGGATTCCGTGACGCGGCGGTGACGGAGCTTTCCAATCTGCTGATCGACGGGATGATCGGCGAGGACGTGCGGCAGAGCAATCCTACCTTTGCCGACCGGCAGGCGCTGGAGCTTCAGGAGACCAAGGCGCGGCTGACGCAGATGCTCATTAAGACCCGCGAGGGCCGTGACCGGCAGGTGGAGCGGATGCGGCGGCACTATCAGGAGCAGACAAAGGCCGGACGGGAGCGGCGCAATGCCACCGCCCTGCGGGCCAAAATCGCGCGGCATACCGCCGACCTGTCCCGGAAGCTGCTGACCCCCACGGACAAGCAGCACATCCCAGAGAAGCTGCGGCAGAGCGTGGCGGCGCTGCTGGGCAGCATCAATCAGGAGAGCGCGTACAGCTACGGCGAAAACGGAAAGCTGGTACATAACGCCGACGGCGACCCCACCAAGCGGACACAGGCGGCTATTGCCCTGAAAAACGCCTATGACGAAATTCTCAGGAGCGGCGAGGCGCTGGTGATCGACCCCGACCTGCTGGGCAGCGAGGGCGCGGGGCTGCTGGATCAGGTGATGGCGTTCGGCAACAAGCGGATCGCCGACATGAACAGCGAGGAACTGACCACCGTGTGGCAGGCGGTGCGGGCCATTGAGCAGAGCGTGTCCACCTTCAACAAGAATCTGGCCATTGAACGCTATGCCGGAGTGCAGGAGCTGGCGGAGGCGTTGCGGGACGGCAGCTTCTCCCGGAGGCGGGCCAACCGCAAGCTGGCGCTGGATCTCTATGACCCGTATACGTTCTTCTACGCCTACGGCGAGGCGGGCATGCAGGTATACCGGACGCTGCGCAACGCGCAGGACAAGCAGAATACCATGCTGAAAACCATTCAGGCAGCGGCGGAGAAGTTCATGGACAAGGAGGTTTACAAAAACCGACTGGAGCGCCATGAGTTCTTCGTGGGCGAGGACGGCCAGCGGCTGGTGCTGACCACGGGGCAGATCATGAACCTCTACAATCTGGTGGGGCGCGGCGAACAGGCGGTGCATCACCTGACAGTGGGCGGCGTGGTGCAGCCTGCCATCAAGAAAAACGGCAAGCAGGCGGCCATTGAGCGGGGCACGGAGAACATCCGCCTGACGGTGGACGATCTGACCGCCATCACCGGCACGCTGAGTGATGCACAGCGGAAGGTGGCAGAGGGCTTCCAGAAGATCGCCAGCGGCGACCTTGCCAAGTGGGGCAACGATGCCAGCATGGCCGTGTACGGCTATCAGAAATTCACGGAGGGGAAATACTGGCCCATCAAGGCGGCGCAGGAGGGCACCACCCAGAACTCCGAGAAGGGCGCGGACGTGGCCCGCGAGATCAAGAACATGGGCAGCGCCAAGGCCCTGACCCCCAACGCCAGCAATGCGCTGGAGATGGGGGACATGTACGACGTATTCGCCCAGAACGCCAGTGACATGATCCAGTACAGCACGCTGTTGGCCCCCATGGAGGACATCAACCGGCTGTACAACTACCGCTACCGTGACGCCAAGGGCAACCTGACCGGCAAAAACGTGAAGCACGTTCTGACGGATGTGTACGGCGAGGCGGCGCAAAAATACTGGCGGAACCTGATGCGGGACGTGCAGAACGGCATGGGCAGCACCGGTACCGACACCACCCGATTCATTGAGAAGATGGTGGGCGGCGTGAAGGGTGCCAGTGTGGGCTTTAACCTGCGGGTGGTGGCCCAGCAGCCCACGGCCTACATCCGGGCGGCGGCCATCCTCGACCCGTCTACGATGGCAAAGGGCATTGTGGGCGGCGCAACGGAGGGCAACGGCTGGGAAAAGGCCAAGAAGTACGCACCCATTGCCAGCATCAAGGACACGGCGGGCTTTGATCAGAGCAGCCGGTACAGCATCGTCCAGAACGTCTATGGCGGCGAGGGTGGCGTGATGGACAAGCTGAACGACTGGAGCGGCTGGGCCGCCGGTAAGGCGGACGCCGTGACATGGGGCGCTATCTGGAACGCCTGCGAGTGGACGGTGGTAAACGAGGGTGGTTATGAGAAGGGCAGCGACGCTTTCTTCTCCCGCGTGGCGCAGGTGTTCACGGAAGTCATTGATCAGTCTCAGGTAGTGGACGGCATCATGCAGCGGACGCAGATCATGCGGGACGCCAACGGCCTGACCAAGCAGGCCACGGCCTTTATGGGTGAGCCGCTGAAATCGCTGAACATGTTCATGCGCTCCTATGACGCATGGCGGTTTGAGCAGAATATCCCGAAGCGCAGTGCCGCCATGAAGAAAATGACCCGCACCATCGGGGCCGTGCTGGTGACGGACGTGGTGAACGCGCTGGTGCAGTCCCTTGTGGACGCCGCCCGTGACGACGACAAGGACAAAGGATACTGGGCGCGGTATCTGGAGAAGCTGACAGGCGTTACCGGCGACAAGGAGAAGGACACTTTCCTGAATGTACTGCTGGGCAGCAACCTCTGGGACAATGCCGACCCACTGGGGCGGATTCCTTACGCGAAGGACATTAAGTCGCTGATGCAGGGCTTCACGGTAAGCCGGATGGATGCCGACGCGGCGGGAGACTTCATCAACGCGGCGCAGATGTTTATTCGCAGCACGCAGGACGAGGGCAAGAAAACCACGCTGTATGCCGCCAAGCAGCTGCTGACGGCGGGCAGTAAGATCTTCGGCGTCTCTGTGGCCAATGTGGGCCGCGACGTGTGGGCCATTGCCCGAAGCGTGGCGCAGGAGAGCGGCAATGTCCGCATGATGTACGAAATGGAGCGGGCCATCTGGCGGCTTGCGCCGGACGCGGGCAACAACACCCGGTATTACAAGCTGCTGTATATGGCCATGGAGCAGGACAAGGAGGCGTACCAGTACATCTATGAAGATATGAAGAAGCGGGGGTACAGCGACAAACAGCTTCAGGACGGCATCAAGTCCGTTATTCAGGATTCCGGCGCGTCCGACGCTGACATGCGCAAGCAGCTGGAGGATATCGGGTACAGCGGAGAGGAAGCGCAGGAGGTCATGGACAAGTGGGCCTTCAAGGAGAAGTACGGGTATGACTACTCCGACAAGCGGGAGGCGTTTGCCGAAGGAACTATCACACGGCAGCAGCTGATCGAGGAAATGGTCAGCATCGGCGGCAAGACCCGCGAGGAGGCGGAGATGGCCGCGACGGTCTATGAATGGCAGAACGAGGGTGTGGACATCGAGAGCAACCAGACATATATCGTTAAGGCTTATGAGGAATACGGCAAGCCCAATGGCATTGACCGGGGTGATTTCGTATCCTTCTGCCGGCAGGCCAGCCAGACCCACGGCGACGGCAAGAAGGTGAAGATTCTGGCGCTGATCGACGGCATGGCGCTGTCTGCCACACAGAAGGACGCCCTGTATTACCAGCAGGGGTATGCGGAAAGCACCATAGGGGATGCGCCCTGGCACTGACAACAGCAAAGCGGCGGTGGGATAGAGTTTCCACCG